TGGAATTATTACAACTATCGGTAGATCTATTGATGTTAAATATACGGGCAGTTCGGCCCCTGGTGGAGCAAAAGGACGCCACATTTGGGTTGATTTGTCTGGCAATAAAACCGAATCTCCATAGGATTTTTATAATATTCCACAAATAGTTACATATGTATGGATGTGAATATGTAATAGAAAGAAAAAGTTGGTATGAAAAGTAATATAGAAATAATAAAAGATTATCTGGCAGGAGTTCGTCCCATAAGCATATTTGGTTACACTGGAGAAGTTAACAAACATCGTAAAGAGGGAGAGCGTTGGATAGATTCTAATGGTGTAGAATGGGAAAGAAAAGGTGAAAGGAACGTTTGTCTTACCAAAACTCAAGGAGATCTCATTCGTGAATTAACGGCTCAGAAATGCCCGAAATGTAGGCAGGACATCCGATGGGGTACAAAATTAGATCGCAAGTTTTTCTTTCGTACTGGTCTTTGCGAGAATTGTCTCGTAGATTATGAAACAAAACTTCATATTGTAGGTATTTATCACGATTATGAAATGTATAAACTTCTTTCCTATCAACTTGGATATTTGAAAGATATGAGGGAAAAACTTAAAGAAATCGTAAAGTACTTCACTGAAAATGCTGGTGATGTGGAAATGATTTGCAACTCCGAAGGATTTACCGAGAGATGGAAAAATACTAACCAAGAGAAGATTTTGAGGGGTGCCAAGAATGATTTGAAATTAGCTCATCGTAGAATTGTGGAGATTACAAAAGCAATAAAAGAAGCCAAAAAAAAGTACATTGAAGGAACTTCTAAATATAAACTAGAAACCTATGTCTAATACTTTAACTCATAATTCAAAAATAAATCATTCATTTGTCAATTTAATTGGTAAACATATAAATAATTGGATGGTAATTAACATAAGTGATATCAGAAAATATGATAAATTTTCTTATCTATGTCAATGTAAGTGTGGTAATAAAAATATTCTTACAAGCACCGAATTAACACATGATATATTGAAACAATGTAAGAAATGTAGTTATGATATAACCAGCAGTAAACTGCGGAAAAATAGACCATTTGAAGGGTGTTATAAGAAATTGATATGGAATGCTAATTCAAGAAATATTTCAGTATCATTAACATATGACGAATATATTGAGTTTACCAAAATAAAGTTATGTCATTATTGCAATAGAGATATTGTTTGGATTGAATATAGAAAGTGGATTCACGGATGGGTAGGAGGACATAATCTCGATAGAAAAGATAATGCTTTAGGATATTCTACTGATAATTGTGTTGTATGTTGCCCGAGATGTAATCGTATTAAAAGTGACGATATATCTTATAATTTGATTCTAAAGATTGGGAATTTAATTAAAGAAGGAAACGAATAATTTATGGCAGGTTCAACTCAAATTTCCTATCAGGAACTTATAAAACAGGAATATCGAAAGTGCATCGACTCGGCAGAGTATTTCATGAGGCACTATGTAAAAATCCAACACCCAGTTCGGGGGACAATTCCTTTCGATTTATTTCCTTTTCAAGAAGAAACTCTCAGAGCATTTCAAGATTACAAGTTTAATATCATATTGAAATCCCGTCAGATGGGTATTTCAACTCTCGTAGCTGCATATTGTTTATGGTTGATGATTTTCAATAAAGATCGCAATATTCTTATTATTTCATTAAAACAAGATGATGCTAAGGATGTTATCACTAAAGTTCGTTTTGCCAATGATAATTTGCCAACTTGGTTAAGAGTAAAGACTATGGAGGACAACCGTTTGTCTCTCAAACTAGCCAATGGTTCACAAGTTCAGGGTTCATCTACTACCAAAAAATCGGGTGTTGGTAAAGCATTGTCTCTTCTAATTGTTGATGAGGCTGCACTCATCGATGATGCTGAGGATTTATGGTCATCAGCACAACCAACACTATCTACTGGTGGTAATGCTATTATTCTTTCAACTCCTCGTGGTATTGGTAACTGGTTTCATAGAATGTGGCAGGGAGCAGAAGAAAGTAATGATGGAAAAGTTGGAAAAAATGGATTTCATCCGATTACTCTTCCTTGGTATTTGCATCCCGAGCGTGATAGTACGTGGAGAGCAATAGAGGGAGAAAGACAAGGAAATCCAAAGAAAGCCGCACAGGAATATGATTGTAACTTTCTATCATCTGGAGAAACATTGGTTGATCTTGCTATAGTTGAATTTTACAAGAAGAATATTCAAAAAGATCCGTTAGAAATAAGTGGTGTAGATAAAGGATTATGGATATGGCAATATCCTGATTATACTCACACTTATTTGGTAAGTGCTGATGTGGCCCGTGGCGATGGATTGGATTTTTCTGCTGCTCACGTATTGGATGTAAGTGGAACTATTGTAACTCAGTGCGCTGAATATAAAGGATCGTTGAGTACAATAGATTTTGGGAATTTTTTAGTAGAACTCGCTACAAAATATAGAGATGCTATTCTTATTGTTGAACGTGAAGGATATGGGTGGTCAACAGTACAAACTATTATCAATCGAGAATACAAGAATTTATTCTATAGTTCTTCCGACTTAAAATATGTTGATGTTCGCCGCCAGTTGGTAAATCGTTATGATACAGAAGAAAAGAAATTGGTGCCTGGATTTAGCACTAATATCAAGACAAGATTGCCAATTCTAAATAATCTTGAGCATTATTTCCGTGAAAAGGCTATTGAAGTCTACTCTAAAAGGACGCTTGCTGAATTGGATACTTTCGTTTGGAAAAATGGGAAGCCTCAGGCAATGGATACTTACAATGACGATTTAGTTATGTCATTGGCAATCGGATTATGGATAAGAGATACTGCTCTGAGATTACGACAAGAAGGAATTGCTTTAACTAGAACTTCTCTGGACTTCTTTAAGATGACTAAAACTGAGAGTGATACTCCAATTTATAGACAAAAACAAGCTCAGATTGGAAGAAAATCTTGGGAGATGAATACCGGACGCCAAGGATTTGGAAAACAAAACACCGAAGATCTGCGATGGTTAATAAATTGAAGATCTTAGATGGTTGAAGTTTCTAAATAATATTTATAGACATGAAATATTATGTCTATGAACTTATAAATCCCATTGATGGGAATCCATTTTATGTTGGTAAAGGAAGCGGTAGAAGAATGTATGTTCATGAATTTCGTGCTAAAAGATCTCATGCTGAACAAAATGAAAATAGAAAATTAAGAAATAAGATAAAATCTATATTGAATAGTGGAAAATCTATTTGCTACAAACAAATTTTCTTTACTGATAATGATGTAGAAGCATATACTAAAGAGACAGAGAAAATAAAAGAACTTGGGATAGAAAATCTATGTAATGTTTTCATTTCTCCACCAACATTGGAAGATATTTATAAACTCAATTCTATTAAAATGATGGGGCATATTACAACAGAAAAAACTAAGAAAAAAATAAGTAGTACATTGCGAGGACATTTTGTTAGCGATATTACACGAAAAAAAATTGGGGATAGTTGCCGTGGAAAAAGAAATCCATGTACTGAAAGTAAAAGAATAAATATTTCTAAATCCCGCCGTCCTAAAGAAGGATTTAGAGATGTTATATCTCCATTAGGAGAACGATTTTCTATATCTATTTTGACCGATTTTTGCAAAAAACATAATTTACATCTTCCAAGTATGTCTATGCTTCTACATAAAAAAATAAAATCTCACAGGAAATGGAGATTAGCAAACAGTAGATAGATTGGTTTTTACAAATATATTTATAGAGGGAGCAGTGTGCTCCAATATAGACACATACACACAAAACAGAAGGAAAAAATATGCCAAACCCACTATTAAAACCATTCGAGGATGAGATCTTAGATGTTAAAAAGCAATCACTATATGCGAGACTGAAAAGGCTTTTTTCGACAGATGTTATTGTACGTAATGTTGGCGGTAAACAGTTAAAAATAAAGGATACCGACCAAATAATGTACGCTACGGATCGCAATTCTTTGCGAGACCGTTTCAATCGTATTCGTTCTACAGCATATAACGCTTATACGAGAGACTTTGCACTTTCATATCAGGCTGCAAGAATGGACTTATTCCGTGACTATGACTGCGTAGGACCAGATACAATCGTTCCATTACCAGATGGAACACATCCTACCATTGCAGAACTTGCCGAGAAATATAAAGATCGACCTCAAGAGCGATTTTGGGTGTTTTCATATGACCATGTTAGTAAATCAATCAAGTTAGGTAAAGCGTTTCACCCACGTAAAAAGGGGGGTGGAACAAGAATGGGATATAAAGTAACATTTGATAACGGGCGGTGTGTTATCGGAAGTATCAAACATCCTTTTATGATGCGAGATGGATCATATAAGCGTATTCTTGAGCTTGAAGTTGGAGATTCTGTAATGCCATTTTATCAATATGAATACGGTTATAAAAAGAATAGAATTAAACCTTATAGAAAGATTTATAATTTTTCGAAAGGATACCAATCAATACATAAAATTGTGACTGAACAATTTTACAGACCGCTTGAAAAAAATGAAGTAGTTCATCACAAGGATTTTAATGGATTTAATAACTCTCCTGAAAACTTACAGATAATGGATCGGAAAAAACATGATGAGTTTCACTCCAATCACAGTAAAAATGTAATATGGGGGAAAGAAAACTACGAAAATCAACTTAATAAGTTGAAAACCCATCCGAATTATATTAATCGTCAATTTCATCATTGGGGTGGAGAACGAACGGGCCAAAATAATCCGTTTTATGGAAAAATTCATACGATGTTATCAAACGAATTTCGTTCCAAAACTCTTAAAAAAGTTTTCAAAAATAGAAACCAAGGTAAAGAAAATAATCCGAAATATAGAGATGACCTTACAATAGAAGTATTGAAAATTAAAGCATCCGATTTCTATAAAAAGAATGGAAAACTTACCTTATGGGGATTTATAAAAGATGTTGGGTGTGATTATGAAACATTTCATAATAGATTGAATTGGAATGACATTTCGTGGGAACAATTCAAAGAAGATGTTGTTTCTACATTAAATCATACTATTGTATCCATTGAATGTGTTGGACCACTTGACGTTTATGATGTTACTGTCGAAGAATATCATAACTTTGCTACTGATAGTTGTATCGTAAAAAATACAATGGACATGGATCCGATCATTGCATCTGCTCTAGATATCTATGCAGATGAATGTACCACTTACAATGAAGTTGGTAAGATGTTGACTATTCATTCTAATAACAATAACGTAAAAGAGATTCTAAACAACCTTTTCACGGATATTCTTAATGTTCAGTTCAATTTATGGTCATGGATTAGAAACATGTGCAAATATGGAGATTTTTATCTCAAACTGTACATTACTTCCGAATATGGTATTTACATGGTAGAACCTATTTCGGCTTACAATGTTGAACGCATTGAAAACTCCGATCCGTATAATAAACGCTACGTCAAATTCCAAATCCGTCCTACCGACACCGCTCAAGCGGAAATTCTTGAAAATTATGAAATGGCACACTTCCGTCTTATTTCTGATAGTAATTTCTTGCCTTACGGTAAAGGTATGATCGAGGGTGCCCGCCGAGTTTGGAAGCAGCTATCATTGATGGAGGATGCTATGTTAATCCATCGTGTTATGCGTGCTCCTGAAAAGCGTATTTTCTACACTGATATTGGAAATATTCCTCCTGCCGAAGTTGATAACTACATGCAGAAAATGATGGATAAGATGAAGAAAGTTCCATATATTGACGAGCATACTGGAGAATACAATCTTCGTTTCAACCTTCAAAACATGGTTGAGGACTATTATATTCCCGTTCGTGGCGGCGATAGTGGAACCAAAATTGATACTCTTGGTGGTATGGAATGGACCGGCACAGAGGATATCGAATATCTCAAAAATAAGATGATGGCTGCTCTTAAAATTCCGAAAGCATTTCTGGGATATGAGGAAGGCATTGCTGGTAAGGCAACCCTTGCTTCTGAGGATGTTCGTTTTGCTCGAACTATTCAACGTATTCAACGTATTATCTGTTCAGAATTGACCAAGATTGCAATCGTTCACTTGTACGCCCAAGGCTACCGTGACGAAAGCTTGGTGGATTTCGAACTTGAACTTACCAATCCATCCACAATCTTTGAAAAGGAAAAGGTTGAGATTTGGTCTGACAAAGTTGCTGTGGCAACTGATATGGTTGAAAACAAATTTTTCTCTTATAACTGGATTTACAAGAACATATTCAATATGTCAGAAGATGACATTAAAGAAGTCAAAGAAGAAATTGTGGAAGATGCTAAACAGCGTTATCGTTTCACTTCAATCGAAGATGATGGAGATGATCCAGCTAAACCATTCAAGAAGATTGGTGGTAAGGATGAGGATGAAGAGGGAGAAGAAGGAGATTTAGGAGGACCGCCGGATTTAGGGGACTTAGGCGGTAGTAAAAAAGGAGGGGGATTAAAAGGATTAAGGGGATTGGGCGGTGAAGAGGAAAAAGGAGAAAAGAAAGGTCCAGGCGGTCCTTCTGGTAGTCCAGCAGATCTGGTGAAAGAAGTTAAACTAGAACGTGATCAAAGCGGAGAGCATGATGCAAGGGAACAACATCCGTTTGGGGAAGATCCTCTTGGAGATAAAGAACTACATGCTGAGCCTAAAAAAAAGAGCGAAGGTAAAAAGAAGAGTGATATAAGTCACAACTTCGAAAGCGGAACTCCACTTCGTCTTAAAGAACAAAAACTCAAAAACCCCCCAAGAAAACCGGATTCAGATTTGATCCGTAACTTGGCAGAGTTTTTGAAAAAATCCCAAAGGGATACAACCAAAGAATTGATCAGAGAAAATCTAACTCCCGGAACTTCGTCTTTGATGGATGAAAAAAATATACTGGAAGAGTAAATCGAACGTACAATATAAACTTGGATTTTGCCGAAATAAATCCATATTTATAAATAAGGTTGAAGAGTGAAGTCTAATACTACTATGCAGAAGGTGGGATATGAAAGAAACTGCCCCGAATGTGGGAGAGGGATATTTTATTCTTTATCTCACAACCTTATCGACGCTATTCATAAAAATACTAAATGTAGATATTGTTGTAATGTAATTCGTGGAAAATCGTCTAATAGAAAAGGATGTCATCACACGGAAGAGAGTAAACGAGCAATATCAGAGGCACAAATTGGACGAAAATTATCAAACGATACCCGTCTGAAAATGTCATCTTTTCAAAAAAGGAGATATTCTAATCCAGTTGAACTTCAAAAAATGGCGGGTGCAGTAAAATTAGCAATGCACCGACCAGATGTTAGAAAACGACATATAGAAGCATTACACCAATCTAATTGGATAAAAGTTAGAACCGATAAGGGACTGGTGGAAATGATAAATTGTTGGAATAAAATGGGATTTCATTTTGATATAAATTATCAAGTGAAAACTGACTCGGATTTGTTTTATGTTGATGGATATGATAAAGAAAAAAATGTAGTATTAGAATATGACGCAAAATATCATAATAGTATATCTCAAAAACAAAAAGATTTAGTTAGGCAAAAAAAAATTATAGATATTCTCCGTCCTAAGAAATTTTGGAGATATGATGTAATGACTAAACAATGTAGAAATGTTTTGGAGAAATCATAATAATCCTATGACTATAAACAAATCACAAAAAAGAATGCGCCACAGTAAATTTCGTAATACCGGCATTCTGTTTGAATTGCTTACAAAGCAAGTCACGGCAGATATAATTGCAGGTAAAGAAACATCTATCGCCAAAGATCTACTCTATAAGTATTTTCGTGAAAACACAGAACTGGGAAGGGAATGGCAACTTTATAGTACCCTGCTTAATGAGAAAATAAAAGACGATCCTCATGCCGAACGGTTCTTTTCTGTCATATTAGAAGCTCGAAAGAAACTCAACAGCAAAAAACTCGCTCAACTCAAGTACGATTTGATTAAGGAAGTTAAAGATGCCTATCCGATTGAAGAAATGCTAAAAGCACCAGTTCGGAATTATAGAGTTTTGGCATCTATATACAAAGTTTTTGAGGATGTGGTATCCTCGGATTGTAAGTTTGATGTTCAAGAAGTGTATCAGGCTAAAAACTGCATAGTAGAACACATCATTGATAAACCGAAGGTTATACATTCCGAGGACGAACTCATCAACTACTATCAAACCCAAACCGAGGATATCCGCCTCCTTACTTACAAACTTCTTTGCGAAAAACTCAACGATAAATATGCTAGTGTTCTCGACGAACAGCAAAAGTCAGTTTTGCGAGAATATATCTGTAATGTTGCCAATACAAATAACTTTGATGTATTTGTAAAACAAAAAGTTGCTGAAATTAAATCATCTCTCAAGGAAATAATCGGAAAGATCAAAGATTCCGATGTAATGAAGATTAAGATCCATGAGGTCATAAATCAACTTGATAAGATTAACCTCGGTAAGATCGTTAAGGATAGCCATGTTATGGTATTAATGCTCTCTTACGAGTTGCTGAAAGAATGCAGGAGAGTCATAAATGAAAAACAATCCTAAGACGATTAAACGTTCCACTCTTCAACGCATCATCCGTGAAATTGTAAAGGAAGTTATTAAAGAAGCGATTACTCCTTTAGCTGGTATGGATGAAGAAAATAAAAATTTATCTTTTGAGAAAGGTATAGAATTAGATCGTTCGTCTCCATTAGCATCAGAAAAAAAAGCTATTGAAGTTATAGATAGACTTACTGATGCAGAAAAAATGGATTTTATTCATTCATATGTTGAAGGAAATTGGGATAGAGTTTATGAATTATTTGGAGAATTTAATGCAAGTCAATATATCATAGTACGTACAATTAATCGTATAATAGAAGTTCTAACTCATGGAATGAAAGAACAATCTACATCTGCGGCAGCAAGTCCAGTAACAGGTCCGGTGGTATTTAAGAGAAAAACTCCGATGGAAGAATTAGATTCTCCACGAAAGAAAATGACTCCGGAAGAAGAATATGTAGAAATGATGGATGATGGAACTAGAGTGAGTTGGGTAGAAAATAAGGTATTTTGGGATGATGTTCAAGATAGAACTATTAAAATTAGAAAACAATACCCCGGTTTAAGTTATCGTAAGATTTTTAATATGGTAGCTCTAAAAAAAGCAAAAGAGAATCTTGAATGGTTGCAAAAAAATAAAGATCCGAACATTGTTGATGAAATGACTACTACAAGTGGTGGAGGAGGATCGAGTGCAGGAACTCCTGGTTATATGGTTCCAGGAGCATTTGCTAACAAGTTAAGAAATGATGGACATATAGAAGTTCTCGGATACAAACTTACTCCAGCAGGTAAAAAAGAAATGAATAGAACTGGTGATAAGTTGTTAGAAGGAAAAAAGAAGAAATGATATCCATCAAGCGCATAGTAGAACAATATGGTGTAACAGGTCAATATTATGATCTGGGGAAAGATTTTGCAAATTTTAGGCGAGTGATGGATGGAACTGATGAGCAAATCAAACAAAAATATGAAAGGGCTATTGGAGCCAGATTGGTAGGAAAGCGTATTCGTGCCCGTGCGTCCCGGGGCTATAAACAATATATCAAAGACTACGAATTTGATGTCACCCGAGTAACACTCGATGACTACTATGACAACTATGTGGTTGTCGCCTATGACAATGCAACTCCAAAGCCTAAAGAATATTTTTTGAAGCCAGGGTTTAAGATTCAGATTATTGGTCCGGCAACTGGCCAACCATCCCCTCAGAAAGGAGGAAAACCAGAAATAAAACCAAAACTAACGCCACAGCCACTTTCTCCGAAACAAAGTCCGGACGCAGCCCAATCTCAACCAATGGCACTAGCTCCGGCAGGAGATACACCTTCGGAACAACCGATGAAAGAAGGTAAAAGCGAGGGATATTATGATGCTTATTCTGTTGATCAAATAGGACAAGACATCAAACCTTGGTTGATACATTTTCTCAAAAAACCAGAAACCGCTATGCGAGATTTTATCAAAGGTTTGGGATGGATGAAAGATTTAGGACATGGTACATCCGTCGCCATGTTTGATATAAAAATACCGACCAATGCTTTGAGATCCAAATTAACTTTGGATATTCTTGAACAAGCTCTTGCAAAAATAACAAAAGAAGGCACGATACGAACTCGTTTCAACGTAGTAGAGATGAAACCTAATGAAACCAAAGATGGATGGAATATTAGGATTAGAAAAACAATGACAGACACAAAGGCAATATGAACACTGAAAAAAGACTATTAGTTGAATGCATCACTTTTGAAGCAGATCCACGCTTGCTTAAAGAGTCTACCGAACATCCTAGCCAACCTTTTAGAGTTGCGGGAGTATTACAGCGTAAAGGCCAAAAAAATCAAAATGGTCGTATTTATCCTGATGAAGTGTTACTTCGTGAAGCTCAGAAATATGCCAATGTCTTTATTAAAGAACATCGTGCAATGGGCGAACTTGATCACCCACAAAATGAAGTGGTAAATCTCAAAAATGTTTCCCACAATATCGTTGAGATGCATTGGCAAGGCGACGACCTTATTGGAACAGTTGAAGTCCTCACTACTCCAAACGGAAACATTTTACGTGAACTCTTCCGCAATGGAATTAAACTTGGTATCTCCAGCCGTGGGATGGGAACTCTCAAAAAAGTCTCTGAAACTACTTCATTGGTCGGAGATGATTTTGATCTGATTGCCTTTGATTTTGTATCAAATCCCTCTACCCAAGGAGCATTTATGTCTATTGTGGGTCAACCGGGGCAGGTTGCTATTGCAGAAGGTGTGATTCGAAATCCAGTAACTAACAGGTGGGAACGAACCGATGACATAGTTCGCAATATTCTTACGGAATTGGGATAACAAAAATGAATAAAACCGCATTTAAAACTTTGGTGGAACAATGCATCTTTGAAGTTTTTCAAGAGGCAGAACTTTATGAACCTACAACCGGAGAATTTGCTCCCGGTCCAAGAGATCGAACAGAACCTTCACATTCACCGGGTGAAGATAGTAAAATTCCTGGAAGATTTTTTGATATGGGAAAAATTAAGTTGGAAGGCGGATTAGATAGAAAAACTGCCGAAGATATTGCTAACCGTGTTTGGTATATTGAAAGCACTGAATTAGGAAAAGATGGTGTATGGAATTTTAGGACTAGGGGAAGAAGGTATTGTTGCGCCGTGGGACTATATCAAGGACAACCAGCAATTTTAAGCAAAACCACCACTTCTGGAAGAGTCAATTTTTTGGTGGGAGATGAAATCTACAGAAATTATCCGTCCGGAGAAGGTAAACTAAAAGAAGATCAACAATGGAAAGATACCTTTGGAAAAAAAATGCCAGGAGAATATACTGTTGAAAATAATGATGTTGTTATTCATGCTCCTAAAAAGGTAAAAATCAAACTAAAATCCTAGTATATGCAAATTAATGAGACAAAGACATTGATTAAAGAATGTGTTTTGGAAGTTCTCAAAGAGAACCTCTCTGAAAACTTTGATCCATTGTCTCAAGGCCCAAATCCAATAAAGGATAATCCATATCCTGAGTGGAATGCTCATATGCGAACGCTGGAAGAAGATGATAAAGATTCGGCGGTAAGTTATGAACAAGGATACAAAGACGGAGAATTAAGAAGAAAATCTCATGATAAACCTTCGGAAGAGGGAATGAAGTCAAAAGATCGATCATATGCCGTTGGATATTATGATGGATATAGTAACAGACCTCGGGTGGATGTAGATACTATTAGAAAAACGATTAAAGAAGATGAAGAAGAGGATGTGGAAACTCATGGTCGTTATGCTCAGGAAGCCGGTGCAGGACAATTTGATCCAAGAACATTTGGTCAGCTTCGTGATGCATATGATCCAGATAGGACAAAACACGATCTTCGTCTAAAATGTATAAAATGTGGAGCAATAGAAACTTGTCGTTGCAAAAAACCAAAGAGAGAAATGAAAGGTATTTGTGACGAATGTGCTGCTAATAAAAAAAACACCCCCGATGTTTCAAAAGATCCATTATCTGATAAATTGGCTGCGATTGATGACCGGGAGGCACAAGAAAAAGCAAAACAAACTGCTAGAGCATATTTGGCAAAGTTGAGGAAAAGCGGTAAAATAATTGAATATTCTCTTCCTCAATATATTCAACAACCTGTTCAGCAACGTCCGGGAACGTCAGAAATGCCAGAAGAAGTTCATGAAGTTGTTGTTGCCATAATCAAGTCATGTGAAGCTCAAGGAGAATCTCCAGGCAATCATGCAACGGTAGATTATGTCTCATTCAGTAATTCATGGTTAATAGTTGGTAAAAAGGTATCATTGATTTACTTCGAAAAACATAGATCGTGGGTTGAAGTAAAAGATGATGACACCAAAAGCTTCATCAGTTTTAGACGAGCACTTGCCCTGGCGAAATCATGGTTGTCGCCAGTAAATGAATATTCCCTTCCTCAATATGATAATCAGCCAGAGAAACCGTCATTAATTGTGCCAGAAGAAATCAAGAAAGTTGTTCGTTTGATAATTGAGATTTGTCAAACTCAAAACGAAGATGTACACAGATGGTTAGAAATCACATATAATAAAGAAAAGAATGTGTGGTTCTTGAAACATTCAGAGTTCATTTTGGCATACTCAAAAAATCAGGATGTCTGGTTTTTGATTTATGGCGGTAGTACCCAGGCAGCACTCAAACCAGGCGTTGAATTTTTATATGCCAAGGCATGGACAACTGGTTTCTAAAATAAGTTGATTTCTTTCTTCTTTTCGCATATACTACACTTATATTATGCGAGAATTTCTATTTTCATACGATGACATCTGTTTAAGTCCTGAATATTCGGAACTTCCTTCCCGATCTTTAGCAGATACTACAATCAACTTTCTCAATCAGAACTTTAAGATACCTATAGTTCCTGCCAATATGGAAGATGTAATTAGTATTGAAAATGCCAAGTTTTTAGCTAAAAATAAGTATTTTTATATTATGCACCGATTCAACGATGCTTGGAAAAGATGGGGGGAGTTGGATAAATATATGATGAGTATCAGCATTGGTGTTAAGGATACAGATAAAACAATCATGAATAATCTTATTTATACTCCATATTTCATTACCATTGATGTTGCTCATGCTCATCATGCCAATGTGAAGAATATGATTGATTTTCTCAAAAATTCTTATCGTGGAGAAACTTATGAAAATACTCCGAAAATTATCGTTGGAAACGTAGCAACCGCAGACGGGTATAAATTTTTATGTGATTGTGGTGCTGATGCCGTCAAAGTGGGTATTGGAGGCGGTTCCATCTGTACAACTCGCTATAAGACTGGATTTCATACACCAACCGCATATTCTGTATGGGATTGTGCTAATCATGCTTCCAATTATGATATTCCAATTATTGCCGATGGTGGTGCTAAACATTTTGGAGATGTTGCCAAAGCACTTGCTCTTGGAGCAGATATGGTAATGTCTGGACGATGGTTTGCTGAATGTATTGACTCGCCGGCTTTTATTCGTGGCGGCAAGAAAGTATATAGAGGTTCAACCTCCTATGAGATGAAAGGACATAATAATCACGTCGAAGGTCAAACTTTGGAAATTGATCGTGGATGCACTTATGAAGAGCGACTGCGGGAAATCACCCAAGCCTTACAAAGCGGTATATCATATGCTGGCGGTAATAGTATTTCAGCACTGAAAAAAGCAAAATGGCATCTTTATCGTTGACATTTTTCTAAAATGTGGTATAATTTATGCCATTATGAAGCGATCAGATCGCCTCAAACGTGAGGCAGAACAAACAATGGAAAAAATCCGTGCAATTGCACGGCATATCCGCAATGTAGAAGATAATTGTGTTCTTCTGGGAGAAAAGCTTTTGGATCTTGGTGAAATAGATCTGGCAAGAAATCTTGTTGCTAATGGGATGGTACATGATGCCTCAAAGTTTTTTGGAATTGAATGGGAAAATCTTTCTCTCGGAAATCCGACCGAAGAAACTGCTAAAATGAAGATGAGATTAGCAATTCGTCATCATCAAACTACGAACAAGCATCACCCCGAAGCATGGCCCCGAGGAATAAAAGAAATGCCAGACGTATATTTGGCAGAACTAGCGTGTGATTGGAAATCTCGTTCAGAGGAGTTTGGCACGGATCTTCGAAATTGGATCGATGAAGAGGCAACCAAAAGATTTGGATTTACGAAAGAGGATAAGACATATAAAGATATAATGAGGTATGTTGATCTTCTTTGTGATAAACCATTCGAAAACATACAACAAACATAAGTTATGACAACAAAAGAAACACCAAAATCAATAAACATCGCAGTAGCAGAAGAAATTCGAGAACTTGGTTCTGAAAGAATAATTAAGATTGTTCATGATAAACTCGTTCATGCTGAAATAAGCAAACGAGCAGATACTCTTGCCGCAGTAATCAAATTATCTGAGGACACTCTTCGTGAATTCAGAAAAGCATCAAAACCAGATCAAGTTGCGATTGATGCCAATGGGGTTAAAACCGAAACATTCTCGGCAAAAGCATTCGAGGCTAAAAAGAAACTGGAAGAAAAGCTTACCAAGATTGACAACATTGTTGTCAATGCTCTTGAAAAGAATGAGTGGGGCAAGCTATATGAATTAATCAAGAGCGGTAATAGTAATACAGAAACCAACCTCGATGACACCACAGAAAATCCTTAAACGGGTTCAAGAAGAAGCAGACGCTCGAATGGATGAAGTCATCGAGCGTCTGTTTTTCATTTTGCGAGAACGCCACACCCATCAATGCTGGAGAAAGGCTTGCGACTGTGAATATTGCCAGTTTATCAACGGACCATATATTAATGCAAAAATGATTTTGCGTCGAACCAAGAAAAATTTGCGGTTTTACGAAATGGTTTATCCTTCCTTGACAAAAGACGAAATAAGTGCTATGTTAAGACTTGAAAGTTCAGAAGTTCGTTGTCAAAAGCTGAAAATCAAGATATTGAAAAACCGTAAAAAAGAACTGAAAGAAAATATAATATGAATCTCGATTGGCTCAATAAACATACGATTTATGTGACCCTCCACGGCTCACAGGCGTATGGTCTTGCCAACGAGTTCAGTGATGTAGATGTAAAAGGTATTTGTGTTCCGCCTCGGGAAATCGAATATCATCTATATCATCGCTTTGAACAGGCCGAAAATACTCCTCAAATAGAGGAAAAATTGGGTTATTTGAAAAACCCGAAAAATCCGAAATTTGAGAGTGTTATTTACTCTCTTCGCAAATTCTTTCTTCTTGCCTCCGAAGTCAATCCAAACATCATTGAGTTACTTCATACCGATCCATCAGATCATTTTGTTAAGCATCCTCTAATGGAAAAATTGCTGGCCAATCATCATCTATTCCTTTCCAATAAGGCTCGTTATACATTTGCGGGATATGCCTGTGCCCAGGCCAAAAAAATCGAACGTCACCGCAAATGGATTGTGATGGGCGAAGTTCTTCCTCCTAAAAGAGAAGATTTTGGGTTGCCCGTTATCCCCTCGAAAGGTGTTGATGAAGTTTTTGGTTATATCAAGAGCAAAGTAGAACAATGGAACCTTAACCAGTTTCCACTGGATGAAATGCTCCGTGCCGAACTAAAAGATACAATTTGGGAACTTCTTACGACCATGACGGATAAAGAAGTTTCAGTTGCCAACTGGCCCGATGAATATGCAAAAGGTATTATTCACAAGATGAAGCAGGACTTCAATCTCAAAGATGATCTCATTGTGTATATCAATGCCGAGCGTGCTTATGCAAAAGCCAAGCAGATTTATGATAGTTGGGTTTCATGGAAGAAAGAACGCAATCCTGCTCGTAGAGCGTTGGAGGAAAAGTCTGGTTACGACACAAAACATGCCAGTCATTTGGTTCGTCTCATGAAAATGGGGTATGAAATTCTTACGGAAGGAAAAGTAATCGTAAGACGACCCGACGCCGAGGAACTTCTTGCTGTTAAAAACGGTGCCTGGAGTTTTGAAAAGGTCATGGAATTCAAAGATGAAATGGAGAAAAAACTTGAAGCTGAGTATGTTCGCCAGAAGAAGCTTATTACCGAGGGCAAATCGACACCACTTCCTCGTGAAGTGAATAAAGAAAAACTCAACAAACTGTATCATGAACTCTATGAGAGTTATTGGACAGAAGATCGTGAGATCGATGAACTATTTGTAGATGAATTAAAGAATTTCTCCAATCCGATCAATAAGACGACACATAAACCATTAGGATGGTAAATCATCATATGAAAACGAAGAAAAAGAAACCTATAAAGTTACAGATTGAAAAACATCTCAACAATCCTAAATGGATACCGCCCGAGAAGAGGATGAAGCGGTATGAAGATTATGGAATTAAAGATTTAACTCCAGGCAATGACCCCAGGTGGAAAAAAGTAAAATGGGTTGATTTTCGCATTGTTGTTCCAGACATAGAAACCAGGAAACAACTTGAGGCAGCGTGCGAATATCTTCATGATAACCGACTTATAGACACCAATTTTCTGGCGGTGAATTCTTTGGTTCATGCTTATGAAAACTATACAAATACCAATGGGCATTACTTTGATCCGTTTATTGTAGATTTTGAATTGTTTCATCATCTAAAGCAGCGAAGTTGTATTCATAAGAAAACTTATACCTTAGAGGGAATTAAATACTGTAAAGATTGCTGGAAAGCACTGGAAATAACAAGTTGGCGAGAGCGGGGTTGTTAATATGAAAGAAATCGTAAATCCAAAAAAATGTACTGAAGAAATGATTAAAATCAACTTGGTTATATGAATGGAATAAATGAAACCAGCATTCCTTATTATGCAATCCATAAAGACGGAATGATTGCCGGATTTTTTGGAGCGTTTCGCTTCCTCAGCAATTTCTATCCCCTTGAAAATGGAGTATGTCTTGATGAGGTTTATTATTCATCTGTAGAACACGCATATCAGGCAGCTAAATGATGGCCCAAAAATAGCCGTGAAGCATTTATAGTATGTTCTCCTGGTAAAGCCAAAAAATTAGGAAAACAAGCTCCTTCTCTTGACGTTTGTAAATGGGAGAAGATGAAATATGATTTAATGTATGAATTGAATTGGCAAAAGTACCAAAATAATCCTATTCTTGGAACCAAACTTATTATGACTGATGGATGTCATCTTGAAGAAAGAAATAACTGGTCAGATCGAGATTGGGGAACTGATGTGAACGGTGTTGGTGAAAATAATCTCGGTAAAATCTTAATGAGAATACGAGATAAAATGCTTGCTATGAAAAGAAGGGACGAGTTTTAAATAACATGATTATAAATCACGTACCAGAATTGTCACCTATCAAACAAACGGACACAGATAGGCTCCCAGATATGGAAGCAATGATAGTTGAAAAAGCCGAAGAACTTAGAAAATTATGTTATAATGCAAGACATCAATGTGTTTTGTTAGTGGATGCTAAAGGAGCAGAAGATGGTGGTTCATATTCATTTTTCAATGTAGAAATGAAAACTACCGATGTTATGAATAATGCCGAAGATAAAAACAAAGCTTACTCGAATATGATATTTTTTATTGATAGTTTTCTGGCTAATATTAGCAGGGGAAGTTGCCGAGTAGTATTCATAAAGAAAGAGTAAAAATATGACAAGTTATAGACCAATAGCAGATATGTGGTTCTTGGCGAGAGCCAAGCTTAAGGGCGGAAAAAAATTCTATGGAGCCTATTTAGGCGGTTTCCCTGAAAGAGCACGAGCATTACTTGGTTGTAATATAAATGATCCAGTACTACATGTTTGTGGTGGGATGTCAAGAGATTATTTATACAAGAGAGGATTTGGGCCTAATGATAAAACACTGGATTTAGATCCCGCCTGTAATCCAGATTTTCTTCAAGATGCAAGAGATCCATTTCCTTTCCAGAATATTACTTACAGTGTTGATCCACTTAGTTCTAAAGACATTGTTAATATTTCTCTACATCCAATAAAACACTGTTGGTCAGGCATCCTTATAGACCCACCTTATACAGAGGAGGATGCGGCTCATTATGTACCTGGGGTGGAAAAATACCCCCCACCAGCGGTTCTTGTTAGAAATTCATTTGAAGTATTACCGATTGGAGGGCGCTGTGGAATTATACATTTTTTCCCGCCAACTCCTCCAAAAAATGGTATGTTTGTAGCGTGCGTTGGGATTATTTCAGGATTTAATAACAGGATAAGAGTATATTCTGTATATGAACGGCTGGAATGAAATAAGATTTAAGATCGTCTTATCTGAATTTTTGAGGGGTTTTCATCCTTCGAATGGCAGTAATTTTCTGAGCAAGTTCCAAATCTTCTGGCGGTAAATTTTTTAAATCGGGATCAAATATGGGAGGATCTCGTTGCGGGACTTTATCAATATCAATTCCGACA